ATTAAGAACACCGATTGGAGAGGAGGATCCAAAGGTGCCTGCGCCCCACGTCCCAACGCTCCACCCCGTAGATTGCAAAAAAACGTCAAGTCCGACGCTAATCTGATATTTTCCGACGACAGAACTGCCGCCATTGCCATTGTCAGAGTTGTTTGCCGTAACAGTATTTCCAGACGTGTTTTTGGCGGTCAGGGTATAGGTATTTACCCCAGTGACCAAAAGTATTTGGTATTCTTGGTTTAGCACCGCTGCGGTTATAGCGCCGCCAAGGGTAGCCGCACCAGAAAAAGTAACAAAATCGTTATTGACAGCACCATGCGCAGAATCTGTCACGGTAATTGTGGTTGACGAGTTTGCGGAAAAAGTAACAAAATCGTTATTGACAGCACCATGCGCAGAATCTGTCACGGTAATTGTGGTTGACGAGTTTGCGGAAAAAGTAACATCGCCTGCGCTTGTGGTTGCGCGTAGAGGTGTTAGGTCGTAATAATTTTCGCCCTCTTCGACGTAATATTTAAACGTCGTGCCTATGCCCATCAGCCTTGTTCCGCCGAGCGTTATCCAACTGTGCAGTGCTCGACCTACGCCAAGAAAGTTATTCGACCCTAATTTCTTCCAACCGCCAATTTTTTCTACGGCTTGTTTTCTGAATCGAATAAGGTTGCCGTCTACCCAACCGCCCATCTCGGAGTAGTCGGTGCCCTCTTTAACAATGCCGGGCTTGAAGTCTATCTTTGTCAGTGGCACGGATCATGCCAGTCTAATGATTGCGCCTGTCGCAGTCGGCGCAGGAAAGACGATGGTAAAATCGCCTGCAGTGCTCGCCTTTTCACCACCAAAGTCGATTGCGCAAACAGCCTTGTCGCTTTTGTCGTCGTTATAAATCAAACAACCGCGAGCAGTGACCGTCGCCGTGGAAAAGGTGAGGTTGGAAAAATCGCACACAGCAGTAGTGCCGCTTGCAACGGGGGTGATGTTGGTCAGAGCGCTACCACCAGAAGTGTAGTTGGTTCCGCTCGACTGCCCCGTGGTCGTAAAAGCTGTTGTAGCCGCGCCCAAGGTTGCCGAAGAGGTGTATAGCGCGAGCTTGAATGAGTCGCCGCTGGACGCAGTAAAGTTGTGGGTTCCCGTCAAGACCTGAGTCTTAAAGCTGGTGCATACTGTCGAAGTGATTGCCATTTAAAGCTCCTTGACTATTTTTGCCATGTCTTTGTGACCTTGTTGGCTCAACGTGGAGCTAATCGTTACGCGGTCAGATGCAATGGCGCTATTTATAGCCCTTAATGTTACAGCATAAATCTCTCGGCGAAAAGCTATTGCCTGCTCTTTTACGTGCTCAGGGGCGTCAGCAGAGATACTGCAGATTTTGTGTGTCGCCTGTTCAGCCCAAAACTCTGGCTTGTGCCCCCCAAAGTCGGTGGTTGAAACCAATATATTGCCAAGCTGAAAGCCCTCTTCACCCTTCATCCCTTATATGGCTCAGGCGCAGATAGTGGTTTCTCAAAGCTCATATTGTGCTTTTGAATCATCTCCTCTAACTTTGATGCTGGGCATATTACCCACTGTCCTTCATTATCTGGCAGTGCCACCAGAGGGTCTTCGAGTCTGTGATAACCGTACAAGCGCTCGGCGGGAGGTACATTGCTATCGAGCAGCGTTGATTTTGGCGATGCGCCGATAATAATGCCAGCGCTCATGCACTTGCTGAGCCAAAACTCGACGCAGGCTCTGCCAGATTCTGCAAAGTGCATATTGTGCTTGTAGCTAAAATCAATGCCAAATAAATCAATCTGACCAACCTCAGCCCATAGCGCAAAGGCTATTGAATAAGCTACCGTGGTGTTTAAGTATGCGCACTTGAACTCGCCTGCGACCTCTGCCAAAGGATATTCAACGACGGCAGGTACGCGCTCATCTCTCGCGCAGCTATAGATCGGTATATCGGCTGGCATCTTTGGCAGCATCTTGCGCATGACATCCGTCTGCGCACCTGCATCGTCCGTATCGAGATATCGTGACGTTGGATCCATCATAAAAACTCGATCGCAGGGAAAGACGGCTAGGGCACTGTTGATACACCACACCTCATCCCAAGTCTTTGAGTTTTCGACGCCTATACAATAATCAACCTGCGAGGCACCTAACCCGATTATTGCTACTTTTTTGCCTTTAAGCTCTTCTGGCTTATCCAAACTAGCTTACCCCAACACGCAACATATCGTAACGATACTCGTCCTTCGTCTGCCGACCTTCGGTAGTGTTCTTGATTCTGGCGACCATTTCTTTAAAGCGAGTCTCAAAGTTAGCAATCACGTCAGGATTTTCTTTCAAAAATACAGCGGCCTCAACAAGGCAGCCAAAGAAAAGAGCGTCTGGGTAGTCAGCGCTCAGTAAAGTAGTGCCAGAGGATGCACCGGCTGTCAGTGAGTCTGGCAGGTTGAGGTAGTGTATCTCAACCGAGTAATCTGCATCTGGCACAGGCGAAAGCTCAAAAGCCGCCCCGTCGAAGAGCGAATAATATTTTGGCTGACCACGCGAAGTAGCGCTTGGCGAATATTCCTTCAAAAAAGAAACGTGCTTTAGCGACAGGTAATGATATTTGCTGCTTGAGTCTATGACTGCCAAAGAGAATGGCGCATAAAAATCATTTGGTAGCGCCAAGAATCGAGAGTTTTCTGTTGTGTTTCCCTGCACATTTTTGCGCTGTTGCGGCAGTTGAACCAGATTAAATATTCGGTTTTCTGACGTGCGGATAAACTCATCCAAATTGTTGTTAAATGTCGTCTCATTGACCTGCATATAATCTTGAATCGTAGATTTTAAAGTGGCTAAAGTAAAGCTCATTATGTGGTCACCTCGACTGTGCCAACGCTACACGTAAGCCCAAAAGTTTGCAATTCTGTGCCAATAATTCCTAGTCCAGAATTTGTATACACTGTAAAAAAGTTGTTGTCGTCAGCATTTTCTGGTCTTGCATCTTTGATCGCCTGCGGCTCGTTTGGAGACTTTCTTGTCATCAGTTGAGGATGCTTTGGACTCCACTGGTCAGGGCCGACTATAAAGCCGTCCCACGTCTTCTTCATATCTTTTCGGCGATACCGAAAACCAGTGATGTCGCATATTCCGTAAGCGTTTTTGTTTGAAGCATAAGGCATCAGGCAGTATCCGAATAGAAGCCGGGAGAGATTCTAAATGAAGAACGCTCTTGATCCTGACTCAGCGCACGCTGAAATTCCTCATCGTATAGCTGCTTGAGAAGTGTTACTTTCTCTGGCGCTCGCTTCAATGCAATGTAGTACGCAAGACCTGCCGCAAGGCAGGGATAGAAGCGAAAGGGCATATCAAGGGTGTTTATCGCTTCATCCGCATCATCCATTCTGGTCAGAACATTCGCGTGCAAGACGTATGAGTTGCTCAGGGAAGGCGAAGGCCAGACGGTGACGGTTGGGGTTATGCTTTTATCAACAAAAAACTGTGTAGGCTTTCCTGTGGTCTTTTTTGTCGCTAAATGAGAGTATTCTGCACGACTCATGCGTGTCATGGTGAGATCATTTTCTTGAGTGTTTATTGTCTCCCTTACAAAGACATCTAGCACGTCTATCGTCGCGCTAGGATTTGCGGCATCAATTGTGTAAGTTTCTGTGCCGATCACCAGAGGAATAGTTTTAACAGCAATCGTCCATTGGTTTAAGCCGCGATTTGCCCACTCTGCAAGCATCAAGTTTAGGCTACGGTTCGCGCTTTTCAAGTCATAACCCGTGCGCAACTCTAATCCACAGCGCTCAAAAGCCTCTTCAACATATTCCGCAACATCTAGCTCGAAGTTTTTAGATCCACTAATCGCCATCTTTATTTTCCTGCTGCTGATATAAATTGTCAAAAGTGTAGCCAGCATCCATGTAGCTTGCGTCAGCTTCGCTACTTATCAACCACTGGCTTGGCTTGAAGTCAGGTGCGCCCTCGCCTTGTTGCCATAACGCGGGATTGGTCGCCCTTACTCTATTATTTGGCAGTGCAACAATATTCCCAGTGTACTCGCCTGCATCAATGAGTTCAAGAACGTGACTCTGCTTGTGCTGAGCCGGATCGTCGCTGATATGCGAGTTGGTATAATCGACGGTAAACATATATCTTGCCGTGTGGAACTCGCCATCGATCTTGGCAATCCAAGGTGAGCTGCTGACGCGGCTCAAGACAGTGACATCGTGATCGCTTGATGAGCAATCCCAAGGCTGTACAAGGTGAGGGGCCATCGTCTTAGGCCATTCGTCTAGTGGAGTATCTGCGACCAGAGCGGTGATTGGCATCCTTGCCCACATTGCACCGCCGTGGAGGTTATCCTCGTCGGTGTCATATGTTTCTGCGCCTGTGAATACGACTTGAAAACTTAGGCACCTGTCTGGCACCGTGGTTACCGCAATCGCAAGTGCGTGCAGGTACTCGCCGTGATATTTGACGTGGTTATGCGTATATTCCCTGCGAACAAAACAGGGAAAGTGCGGTATATTACTCTGCAAATAAGACATATTGACACCTTTTTATGAGAAGGTGTAAATTTTTACACAATACCGCACATATTGCAAATCAACCGTATAAACCGCTATTTCTCTTGTTTGGAGCCTTGAAGTTTCTTGCAGAACCCTTAGACGTTTTAGCTGCTCCGCCCTTAGCCATGCCTTTAGCAGTCTTTGGCGCTCCGCCCTTTGCCATTCCTTTAGCAGTCTTTGGCGCTCCGCCTTTAGCCATTCCTTTAGCAGTCTTTGGCGCTCCGCCTTTAGCCATGCCTTTAGCGGTCTTTGGCGCTCCGCCTTTAGCCATGCCTTTAGCAGTCTTTGGTGCTCCGCCTTTAGCCATGCCTTGAGTTTCTTTAGGCAAGCCGGGCATTCCGCCGCCTTTCATCATCTGCTCAGTACCTTTCATAATTAATCCTCCTTCGGATGCATACGTTGTCACGTTGGTCGGTTTTCCGCCAACGCCTTGTTTTTTAGCTCTCTTGCGCCTAACCGCAGACGCAACCTGCTTGTCGCTCATAGAGCTTGCCTTGTCAGACGGCACACATTTTGGATACCCGCGCTTTGTGTCGGAAGTTGATTTTCTCCCGCATTTTTCGTATCCACCACCTTTTTTCGGCGCAGAAATATCTACCCAATCTTCTTTTTCGAACCAGTCTGTTAAACCTTTTTTAGCCACGGGGCACCCGTGTTGTTTTACGCTTATCGTTCATAATTGCTCCACATCCACGCGCTTGAAATTCTACAGCTCCGCCAGTGTTCATATTTTTAGCGATCGCCTCACCGCGCTTTCTTTCGTATCGAGAAATTTTGCCGTCACGATCGAGGTCAGATTTTTTCGCGTCAAAACTCTTTATCTCTCCGCCGTCTGCCTTAGATCCGCTGTATCCGCCGCCCATTTTTTTATATTCTTTCACCATATAGGCGTTAGCATAGGCGCTAGGATAAACATCAAACTTGGCCTTGGCCTTTGCCTTGGCTTTTTTGTAAATCGACGGATTGGTCACATTTTTGGGAATGCTCATCGACCAAATCGTCCTTGACGTAAATTGCCTCTGCCCATAGCCGCTATTCTGCCCATCAAGGCATTTTTATTTATAACCTCTTGGCTTTCTTGGGGGGGCTTCTTTCCTTCCCTCATCGGGATCTGATATAAACTTCTTTTCGTATCGTTGATATCTTCTTGCGTTATGCTAGGCATCGGCTGCAAGATTTCCGGCATCTTGCTTAATGCTCTTCCAAACTCTGACTCAAATTCTTCAGGGCTGTAATAAGTTATGGCCGCGTCACCAGTAATACCATACGAAGAGCTATCTACAGCGTACCGATTAGTCTGCGGATCATAGCTGTAGCTAGGACTCATACCGCCCTCTAAGGTATTCTCTTGGGCAATGTTGTTCATAAAGTTTACATTTGCCTGCGGGTTAGAGGCAGCAGGAGATGTAGCAGATTGCGATGCAAACCCGCCTCTCGTAGCAGGATTTAAGTTTAGTGTTTTTCCTGTTTTATTTATCTCTTCGACAGGAATATTATTTCCAATACTCGCCAGATTTATATTGCCAAAACCTCCTGAACCAAAGTTTCCTATCCTCGCTCGAAGCGCGGCTAATTCATCCTCACTCATTGTTGGCGTTGCAACAGGTGCTGGCGGCGTGACTGCCTGTGCCGCTTTTGCCGCGTCAATTCTATCTTGAATATTATCAGGCATCGTAAAGTTGCCGCCGAATGGCCCACTAAAATTTGTTTCAGCAGGCATTGTCACAGCAGGCTGAGTTACAGGCTGAGGGTTATTCATCGCGTCAATTCTATCTTGAATATCATCAGGAATCGTAAATGAGCCTCCGAATGGCCCACTAAAATTTGTTCCAGCAGGCGTTGTCACAACAGGCTGAGTGACAGGCTGAGGGTTATTCCTCGCGTCAATGCGATCCTTCATCTCTTGGGTCATCGTGAAACTGCCGCCAAATGGCAGTCTAATCGTCGTACCAACGGGCATACCGTTAGCAGGATCAGGCACAGCAGGAGTTGGGCCGCCAGTAATTACTGGGCTAGTTCGAATCGGAGTCTCTGGTAATTGAAGACCTTCAACTGGTGTCTCTGGCTCAAAAATATCTTCTTCTTCGACAAACGGGACTATGGTTGCATCAGGCGGTAAAACAATACCATACCTTCTCGCTTCAGCTCTCAGATGATCTTGCGGAGTATAATCCATGGTTCTTATCGGGCTTGTGTTTTCGTTCTTAACCCAACTATACCCAAGCAAAGCCTCTAGCTCGGCAAGGGTTGTTGGCTCGCCCATAGGCGTTGCAGGCTCAGTAGGCCGAGTTACAGGCTGAGTGATAGGCGGAATTACAGGCTGAGTTACAGGCTGAGTTACAGGCTGAGTTACAGGCTGAGTTACAGGCTGAGTAGGCATTGTGTTTACTGGGGGCTGAGGCGCAGGCTGAGTAGGCATTGTGTTTACTGGGGGCTGAGGCGCAGGCTGAGTA